ATGAAATTTAAAAAATGTCTTCTGCCTGTGGCAATGTTAGCGTCATTCACTCTGGCAGGATGCCAGTCAAATGCTGACGATCATGCCGCCGATGTTTATCAAACCGATCAACTGAATACCAAACAAGAAACTAAAACCGTTAATATTATTTCCATTCTTCCCGCAAAAGTTGCCGTAGACAACTCCCAAAATAAACGGAACGCACAAGCCTTCGGCGCGCTTATTGGCGCAGTCGCTGGCGGTGTTATCGGCCACAACGTCGGTTCTGGCAGCAATTCCGGAACGACGGCAGGGGCAGTTGGCGGCGGAGCTGTAGGCGCGGCAGTGGGTTCTATGGTGAATGATAAAACCTTAGTGGAAGGTGTTTCTTTAACATATAAGGAAGGCACCAAAGTGTATACCTCTACCCAGGTGGGTAAAGAGTGCCAGTTTACGACAGGTTTAGCCGTTGTTATTACCACAACGTATAACGAAACGCGTATTCAGCCAAATACTAAATGTCCTGAAAAGAGCTAATAATCAGGAGGAGTCATGAAGAAAGTTTTTCTTTGCGCCATCTTGGCCTCCTTAAGCTATCCGGCTATCGCCTCATCATTGCAGGATCAACTCTCTGCTGTAGCAGAAGCTGAACAGCAAGGTAAAAATGAAGAGCAAAGGCAGCATGACGAATGGGTCGCGGAGCGCAACAGGGAAATCCAGCAAGAGAAGCAACGTCGCGCAAATGCCCAGGCCGCCGCTAACAAAAGAGCGGCAACGGCAGCGGCAAATAAGAAAGCTCGTCAGGATAAACTGGACGCCGAAGCCTCTGCGGACAAAAAACGCGATCAAAGTTATGAAGATGAGCTACGCAGCTTAGAGATTCAGAAACAAAAACTGGCGCTGGCAAAAGAAGAAGCCCGCGTTAAGCGAGAAAACGAATTTATCGATCAGGAACTGAAGCACAAAGCTGCGCAAACCGATGTGGTGCAATCTGAAGCTGACGCCAACAGAAATATGACTGAAGGCGGTCGCGATCTGATGAAAAGCGTGGGCAAAGCAGAAGAGAACAAATCGGACAGCTGGTTTAATTAATCGATGTTAGTAACTTCAAGCCTATGATTCTTGAAGATAAAAAACCCTCTGTAGTAACAGAGGGTTTTGTTCATTCATAGTGCAGGGATTAAAATCATTCCCACTCAATTATTTACGGACACCATAACCAATTGAGTGATAACATTTTTCAAAAACTCAATTTTCCTCGTACCGTTTTATATACCGTCACCGGAAATCAGTGCCACGATTTTTGCTTCTTCAGTGAATCGTATTGCTGTTCGCAGGATTCTCCTGCAATCCGATACTTTTCAGCCTCAGCTGCTGTTGCGTTGTAAACTCGATTGCTTTCTTCAAGCATGTCGGCGAGCACACCGATGACCTTGCTGGCTGGCGTGCCAGTGGGGAAAGATCCGGTATAGTGTTCGGCGAGTCGCTTGGTTTTGTCAAGCTCGGCGCGCAGGCTGTCAGCAGCGGCATTAGCATGCTCAGCATCAACACGCGCCACATCGATACGGTATTGTGCTTCACGTTCAATTTGTGTTTTCTCCTGATCACGTTGTGACCTGGCCTTATCATCAGCCTGTTTCTGATCTTCCTGTGCCCGCGCATACCCGGCATCGTACTGGCGGCTGCCGTGTATATTCCAGGCAACCACTCCGACGATGAACAGAGCAGCAAGCATCAACACGATAAGCAGCTGTTTCCAATATGCTTTTACGAATGCCCAGATCATATAGCCAGCACCTTACTGGCAGTGACGTACCGCGCGCGCCGGTCGTCGATGCCGTTCCGGCCACCATTGATAATCAGAGTTACACGTGCAATATCACCGGTATACTTCATGCATCCTTTGCTGGCAAAGAACCACGCCGCGCTACGAGCCGCGTATTCGTCCTGCGCCAGCAGTTCAGGATTCTCCAGCAAGTCCACTTTCAAGCCGTTTCCGCAGTCACGATAGTTATTCAAACCGGTAATCTGGATAAGTCCGCGACCTCGGTAATTCCAGCCATCGCCGGGGGCATTGTTCCCCATGCGTTTGCTGTATACCAGATTTGCGATCGCGCGCTGGCGCTCGAGTGGCAATGGTGGTTCACCAGCACGGCGACCCAGTGCGTTGGCTTGTCCCTGAGTGAGACGACCGGCACGAACGAAGTTAGCCAGTCCGGTGACGCTGTAGTTGAAATTTTCCTGCAACCGGGTGAAGCCTCCAGACTCATGCCCGACCTGAGCAATAAACATTGCCTGATCTTCTGGTTTGCTGATACCAAACTCTTTCATCGCAGAAGTTATATGCGAGAACCAGCGTGCGGCCAGCGCCTCGCTAATACCAGCAGCTCGCTGGAATTGTTTAATCTCCATGTTTAGACCTCGATACTTTGAAAATTTGAACGACGTTACCGCGCGTTTTAATAACCGCAGCGAGCATGACAGCGTTGATAATGACCTCAGATAAATCCACAGCCATTGGCGTGCGGAACCAGATTGCATAGGCAACACGAACCGGAATACTGGCCGCAGCAACAATCAGGAAATAAGCAAGCCACCCCCCCCATCTTCGATGTTGAGATCCGTTACGCCGGAATGTGACAACACGAATTGCTATGCCAGTACAAATAACTGCATTGGTGATAAGCAAAAAAAACTCATGCGTTACCATCGTCTTTTCTCCCCGGGATTAACTCGCGTGGATTGTCGGAACGGTGATAAAGCCAGATGCCAATGCGCACTGCGACGATTGCTGACACGAAAGCGCCGGCTGAGTACGCAACCCCTTTCTCAAACATATCTGTGGTGATGCCAGGGAAAGAGGAAGCTAATCCGATGAGGAATGTTGCTGTGGGTTTGTAGAAGAGAAGGCCGCAGAAGAAGCTGAGCACCGACAGGAGAACCCGGCGGCGGATCGGGTATTCGACTGCCGAGGTAACAAAAATTACCGCACCCGCCAGAGCGCCGAGCGCCACCTCTGGCGGAACTCCTGCGATTACCGCAGCAAGCGAACCCATGCTAAGCCACTGATTTAAAGACTCACTGGTTAGCCCGGCTGACATAACGACCACCGTTTAATGTGCATGAAGAACCCCCTTAGTTGGTGAGTTCATCATACACTATAAACCATATGTGGTTACATGTTACCTAGATACCAAATAACGGAGGGATCTTAATCAGTATGTTGAGTTTCTCTGATTTTATTGAAAATGAATGAACCGACATTAATAGACCATTGTTTAGTAAAGTGATCGTTATCGGTATATACAGGCATACCATCATAAACAATCACGCACTCACCATCGCGGCATAACGCTGGCGTAGGATCGATAAAATGAACATTGCTGTGCTTCGATGCAAATTCTTTAAACCGTTCACTTATAGGGAATTTCTTTTCCTTCTGAGTCGTTTCACAGCGATTAAGTATCTTATTGATTGGCAGATCTTGCCCTGCAAGACACTCGAACATAATTCTGTCACTGCCCTGAGTGTCTCCAATAATAAATAGCGAAGAACCAGAGGATTTGATGTCTTCCAGGAAGAATGCCATCTCACTGATAATGTCGTTTGGATTTGTTTCACCATCGTTTATTGGCTCACCGATCACGCCACCCCTCCATAGCATGGACCATATAACCGGCTTTCCTGGATGTGAGTTAATGAAGTCAACGGCTTTTTTATACCTGCTGGCACACATAGCTCTTGTCTTCTCTGACCATCCAATGGGACTCATAAAGTGCTTTGTTACCTCACACCCATCAACTGCGAACGATGCAACCTTAGCACCTGAATCCTGAATGTAGGCATAGTAGTGTCTGGCATGGCTATCACCAATAAGGATGTATTCAAAGTTATTTTCATTACTGTTGAAATACTTAACTTCCTCTGTTGAATGAATGCCAAGGTGACCTTCGTATTTTGCCCTGAATTGCGGTTTTGATATTTTGTATTCCTGATTATTAATCCTGTCAGCAACACCATCTATTCCAACGTACCACGACGCTGCTACAGCCATGATGAAAACAAAAACAGCACCCCTTCCGTAACTTCTTCTTTTTTCAATTATCTCATATGTTATAAATGAGAATATCAATACAAATGAAAAATACCATATAAATGGTAAATCCACGTTCATTTTATGTGAAAAAACAAGCACAGGCCAATGAATAAGATATATTGAATAAGACCACAGCCCTAGTCTATTTATTAATTCTCCAGACAGGATTGTGTTATTGCTTTTTGCAAGAATGACAAGATAGGCACCAAGGACAGGTATTAGCGCCATCTTTCCAGGCCACGGTGTTTTATCATCAATTGCCATCATTGAAACAACTATGAGTGCCAGCCCAATGAATTCAATGTATCTTCGCTTATTTTCATTAACATTTAATGGGTATAGAAAAGCGATGCCACCGAGCATCATTTCCCAAGCCCTACTATATATCATGAAGTAAGACGATATGGGGTTTACTTTTGTCACATACACGCAATAAGAAAAAGATGCTATGGCAAGCACCAGTATAAATATCTTTAACTGCTTTAATGAAATTACCTTGCTCAGGAAAAACAAGACAATCGGATATATTATATAAAACTGCCACTCAACAGATAGTGACCAGGTATGAAGAAGAACCTTTGCTTTTGATTCAGCATCAAAGTACCCAGCTTCAGCCTCGTAAAAATAATTAGAGTAGAATAGCAGGCTTGAAAGCGCATGGTCTCCAGCTATTTTATATGACATAGCATCAAAACAAAGATATCCGCCGATCAGCACCAAACCAACAACAAATGTTAGCGCAGGGACTATCCTTTTCGCTCTGGCTTTCAGGAAATTAAAGACAGAAAAGTTATTATTGCTAATTCCTCTAAAAATAATTGAGGTCATCAAAAACCCGGATATGACAAAAAATACATCAACACCGACAAATCCACCAGGAAGGAAGTCTGCAGAAAAATGATAAGCAACAACAGAGATAACTGCTAATGCCCTTAATCCGTTAATGTCATATCTGAAGTTATTAACTTTCATTACAATGTTCAAGTCTGCTCAGTAAACGAATCAGCAGGTTATAGCACGAAAGCGACTACCATTCCATTTCATACGCTGAATCATTTGACATCCATGTCATAACATCATCAGTTAGCCAGCGATACAGACAAGTGGGAACCGGCCAAAATCCGCAGTTGGTTACCAGCTCTGTTATCGATGCTGAATGACAGGTTCTTGAAGTCTAGCGTTGTTGTAGCAACAATGCTCATAGTCAATGATCCCGCCGTTGCTGGTAATGTGAACAGCATCGAGTTTGTACCATTTGGCAGAACCACTCCAGTAGGAGCTGTTATTCCAATTGCCTGGGCATTGCTCTCTGCGCCCCCAGAATATGAAAGATTTATATTGATCTCTATCTTACTATATCTTGCAATAGTCATTTGAAGTTGGTTTATGTATGCTCCAACTGCGACATCTTTTGATGCAGATACATAATCGTACTTTATAGACCAATTCAAAGTTTCGCTACCAACTGTAGGAACATTGGAAAGCTTAACCGGCCTAGCAAGTGATAACGCCTCTCCAGTCCCTGAGTACAGGTAGTCTGATATTGAGCAATTACCACCTGCTTCACCATTGAAGATAATACCTGCAGCCAAAGATGAATCAGTAGAAATATCAGAATAATTAATGTTTGCTGATCCATTTGCTACTGATGATAATGTACATCCAGGTGAGGAAGTAACTCTCAGGCTTCTAATATCAATTCCTGCGGCATTTGCTCCTATGGAAAGACAAGTTCCCTGTTTGCAGTTTGTAATCTCACCAGAAATTTTTGTGTGAAATATTGTCTGACCAGAAACTGTATCAAGAAATCTAATTTTTCCGCCAAGAACACCATCAAATTGAATTTCTCGAGTATGCGTTGTTGTGGTTGGTGGTCTGATAGTAACAGCATATGCCGTTGTCGCATTGCATGCAACATAACCTTTACTAACTGTAAATACAAATATATCAGCCAAATCAAGCGTGTTAGCAAAGTTATCAATAGTAGAATCTGAAATATGCCATCCTTCGTTGTAAAACCTGGTTCCACCTGTGCTAGAAAGCTTGATGCCAAAACTGTCAGTGTCTGCTGTTGAACCGTATATTATTGATTTGTCAATTGTAATCTCAACTGTTTTTCCCTCTGCTTCAATGCCATTTTTAGAGTAGAAAAAACATGAATCAATAAATATCTGCCGAACTGCTTTTTTCATTATCAGTGAGGTTATAATGGTTTTTGAAGAAATATTCACACCATACAACTCAACCAATTTTGCATATTGGTTACTGGTCGTAGGAACGTCAGTCTCACCTTCAATATACATGAATGAACTGGCGGTTCCTGTTACAAGACCACCAGCATAATGAAGCCCATAGTTTTTTCCCTTAAATAAAAAAACAGGCTGAAAACCGGTATCAGCTATAATGTGAGAACATCTTGCGTCCACTGCATAACAATCAGGAAGCTCTATAGTGGATGTTATCCGCCATTTACCACCACATAAGACCAATGGCAATCCGGTATTTACTGCTGCAACAATCGCTGCCGTATCATCAGTAATACCATCGCCAACCCCACCGAATTCTTTAGGGGTGGAATAGTATAAAACGTCTGATAGAAACCCTCCTTTAGGGATCCCTATGTATGAAGCACCAGTTGGTTTTGCCAACTCAATTAAAACATCAGAAGCTGATCCTGACTCAGGAACAAGCATTATCGGATTGCCATCGTTATCCATCCCGATGATTTTGTTTCTTCTGAACTCAATGGAAGGTAGTTGTGGTATTTCTTCCGCAGTTCTCAGCGTTCTGCTAAAGAGAAAATCAGTGTGTGACGTGTTATTTGCGCTAAGCTCATCAGCATAATTCTTTGTTGCAGCATCCTGCGGAAGTAACGGGTCACGCAAATTTCTGATGTAATTGTTAAGCGCATCATAATAGTTTGCCACGAATGACGGCTTGCGAAGCGCCAAGCTAAACCAACTTCTAACCTGCTGGATCAACATCGTTAGCTTATCAAACGCATCCTCATGCACCTCTGCAAAGAACTTGCCTTGATTGCGTAGATCTGTTTCCTGCGTAACCGGCAGCTCTCGTGATATAGAAATCTGATAACCGTTAGCCAACGCCTTCGACAGAATTACATTGCCGCCGTTATATCCTCCAGCCCCTGTAACTGTGTAATCAGTATCAAGAACCAGCACAGTGATATTCTCGTTCAAGTCAACCACCTGTACTACCAGATCAGATTCCTTGAAAACCCTAAAGGTATACGGAAATGATGTTGTAACGCCGTTACCTGTGTATTCGTTGTGGTCAACTTCGGTTGAGACCGTCATGTTAAATCTCCAGATAGTCGCAGCACCCGTTGCGCCGCATATCTAGTTATTCTATTACCTGAAAAACCACATATGGATAGAAAGACTGTGAATAAGAATAGATATTACCTTTCTGGTAATTTGCAAAACGTGCTGGATAGCAAACAAATTATTTGCTACTGTATAAATATACAGTTATTGCATGGAGAAGATAAGATGCAGCAGTATCACTATCCACTGGAAGACGGATTTACCGAAAGGATTCACACGCCGGGAGGCGTCAGGTCACTGGTGGATGGATCGCACTTGATGAAATTACTCCGGGATCTCGATAAGGATGGATTTAATGTCGATGGCCCACTTGCCGAACTGACTGCACTGATTAACTACGTCACCAGCTCACAGATGTCTATGCAGGATCTGCAAACACATCTCGACTATTGTGCCGAACAATTACGAAAACAAACCCGGTAAATTTAAAGGCCGCGAAAGCGGCCTGTGACATGTCACGCTCACGTTATGACAAGCCTATGTACCCTGCTACACCAGATAATATCAAAATAACTGCAACAGCAAATTCGCCATCGTCAATGATACATTTACGGTTCATAACGCCAAGTGCAACAAGCGCAAACACAACAAGAATAAAAGCAATCATTTCTCATCCTTATTGCGGAGTGACATCCTGTGGTCGCCACCAGTATGTCTGGTTAAACTCTTTCTTCGAACGTTGCTCCATTTTACGCAAATAACCTGGTGAAAAATACTCCTGCATCTGGTTAAAGATCATGTGATCGAGAGCCGCCTTTAAGTACCAGAGATTCGCACCTGGCATCAGACCTTTCCCCAGCTTAACCAGATCACCACCAGTCTGCTCATTCTTCCCTTCCACAGCATTTAACGGTATGCCCTGAGCAATCTTCACTACGTCATCAACCAGACCAGCTACCGGGCCAAGCATCGATGCCAGCGCGCCGCTTCCGTACCTAGTGTGATCTGACAATAAAAAGTCACCGTAAAGGCCAAGACCACCACCTTTCAGTAGAGCACCAAGCCAGAATTTTGCGGCATCTTCTCCTGTCATCTCTCGAGGATTACGACCAGACGCAAGGTCGTTAAGTTGCTGCGACAAAGCGCCAAGAATGGTCGTACTGGCAATAAACGTCGCAATATATGCCGCACGCCCACCAGCAGACGGCATACCCATAGCGCGTGACCAGTGACGCATAACAACCGAGATAGGGAACGATTTAAACAGGAAAACACTTCTCGTTAATTCACCTTTCCATGTTCCACGCTGAATACCAGAACCGGTTATCAGTTGCTCACGTGCTCCCGGTGTAATAACAGCCATATCAACTTCTTCAGTTACGGCACCGAGCAGTTTACGCATTGCCTCAAATTTCACGCGTTCAGGCTCACCAAGATGTTTAACTGCTGAATCAGGGATACGCATAATGCTTTCCGGTGTCAGCATCGTATTATTACCGTTCCCCCAGTCCTCCTGTTGCGCCAACTTCCATACGCTCCAGTCTGTGTCAGTAATCCCTTTGCTTTTCAGGATACGAAAATCAGAGTCATCGAGGCTACGAAGGTCTGGTGTCCGTGACACTACTTCTCCCAGGCTTCCCATCATGGTTACGCCATAGGCGCGCTTGTGCGCATCTGACCATGCTGTAAGCCCACTGGCACGCATTACCGCCGTTGCCGCCCAACGAGACACTGACGGCCCCATATTATCCATCGCCCAGCGGTTAACGCTGCCAAGTAGAGATTCCATCGCCAGACCAGCGCGGCGCGCCCGCGCAAGTTCTGTACGGTTCGTTGGGTCCATAGCTTCAAGCTGGTTGCGGAATAACTGGTTCATTGGAAGGTTGGTAACCTTCGCAGACAGATACATGGTTCCAAGATCAGAGAACGATGACAGCAACGCGGATCCGAGTCTGCTGGCAACCAGCCAGTTGCGGATATTGTCAGACCATCGCGCGATGTGCGGATTCGCTACAGGCTGTGTCTTTCCGGAAATAAAGTTGTACAGATTCTCTGTGTTGTTCGCCAGCCGCTCGACTTTACCGGTTTTACTCTGGTTAGCAGTTGCCGTTTCTGCCTTAACCTGATCAAGAAGAGAGCGGAAAACATGATCGGGGTTTGGGCCATATGTTTCCACCAGTGCAATATCTTTACTGATACCTTCCAGGTGACCGACTATGATTTCCCATAGAGAGCGATCGCCATAAAGTTGCTGATATTGCAGATAGGAATCTGCATCTTTGAAATGTATCTGTCGTGATGCATTACCACGGTTAGCACGTGCGCCGGAAATTCGCATTCCGGTATCAGTAAGCTTATTCAGCCCACCAGTAGCGATCGTGTTATAAGCCTCTCCAAGAAATGCAGACAACTCGGCATCGTTCATCAGTTGTCCATCGGCTCGGATATAATATTTGCGATCCAGCTTACCTATAACATCGCTAACCCACTTATCCTTTGATACCGCCCCAACCTTTTCCATAGAATGATGTTGAGGGATCCCCCAGTTTTCGAGATAGCCAATGTCCCCACCAGCATCATTAAACCGGCGGCGCAGTAGATCTGTCACTTCTCTCCACGCCTTAGCACCTTTTCTTGCTTTAGCATTGCCAGTATTTTGCCCTCGCATTTCATATACCAGGTCACGTACGCCCGCTTCATCTTCAAACAGAACAAAAAAGCGAGGATCAACTGCTTCGAATGCCTCCTGCAATTGACTCAATGCATAATCACGAGTGGCTTTTGTTCTGGACTCAACAGAGAGGAAATTCGATTTACCGTCTGCATTAAAAGCAATAGTACGGTTAAGAGCGCCAAGTTTCCCATCAGCCCCTTGATAGCTATTGATAAATTTATCCAATCTCTGACGTGCGGCTATAGTGAGGGCCACACGACGTTTCTTTAATGCCGCTTCTCGCTGTAATTCTTCAGATGCCAATTGTGCTGCACGATATAGCCGCTCTGATTCGGAAAGTTGTCTCCACGACATCGGGTCATCACGAGCAATGGAGCGCATATTTCGATAAATGCGGTCTTCAATGTTCTGTATTTCTCGCGCCGTTAACGTGCGCTGCGCCGCCTGCTGGACCGCTTGTATACATTCCTGTCTCATTTAATTTAACCTCTCAAGAAACACGCCACAGCGACATCAAACAGGCTGGAATCCTGTATTGCCTGCTCACTTTCCCTGTTCGCTTCATCCAGTACTTCACGCGCACTGCGCGATTGTGGATTACCATCATCATCCAGCACGGTGATTATCATGTCCGGAGATTCAAGCAGCGAGTCTTCAGCTATACGCAGATCAATATCTCCTGCCGGATCTGCCATCATTTTTTGTTCTGTCTGTTGCAATATCTTACCGGGCTCAAAAGGAGCTACTTCGTCTGGCGTCCTGACCTCTGCTGTTTTATAGAATGAAACAGCCTGAGCATTAAGTTCACTTTCTGCCTGCTGTCGTCGTGCCAGTTCTGCTCGAGCTTCAAAAAACTGACCTCCAGGCTCGTGCGGCGCCAACGCGTTACGAGAAAATTCCAGGCGTTCTTGTGCCTGCCGGATTCGTTGGTCAATATCGCGAAGTCTGGCCTGTTTATCTGATCGAGCACGAGATAAAGCCTTACCGCTACCGGTTGGCTCTTCTGCAAGAATTTGTGCGCGCTGTTCAGTGAGATTTTCAATAATTCGTTGGCTATTAGCGATTTCAGACTGGTAAACCTGTCTATCGCCACGCGACAAAAGCTGCGCGGCCTGTTCTTCAAGCAACCGATTTTCTATAGCGCGCGCCGTTACTCCATCATCTACAGATGACAGAGCCTCATTAACTGCCTGAGACAGCAGACTCTTGCGCCCAGGAATTTCACTGAAAGATGCAGACTCAACAATGCTGGCAACGTCTACAGGTCTCCCCTGGCTAACATCAGACATGGCTTTTCGCAGAGCCTGAATGTGCGAATTACGCGAAAGCACGTTGATCGGAACGCCGGGAGCAATATCAATTTCAGCATGATGAGCGGCATTCGCCGCCAGTGCAGCATCAATATCAACTGGTGAAAAATTTGGTGCGCTTGTAGACTCGCCGCGAGAGTTAATAAATCTGCCGACACCACCAAACGCCACCCCAAGAACAGCATCAATAGCAATTGCCTGTCGATCCAACACATCATACTGGTTAGCCATTTCGCTATAGCCACCATCACGAAGCGTTTTTGCAGTAAGCCCACGCTGTGCCATACCGAACGCAATATTTGTACCTGCGGCATAGGCAATATCTGGCGTTGCACGTACTGCTGTTGCTGCGGCGCGTCGCACTGAACTTTCACCCGTCCGCGCAAGCTGAGCCGCCACACCTTCCGCCAGCGCACCACCAGCACGTAACCCGAGGCTCATAGGGATCAGTGTTCCGGCACCAGCAGTAATACCCTGCACTAATCCCGCTTCCTGCGCCGTCCTGAAATCAACACCCTGTGCTGTCAACCGTTCAAACTCAGAAAAACCCTGTAGAGAAGTTACCGCCGCAGCACCTCCGACAGGACCACCGAGCGTTGTACCGACAACAGCCTGCCCGCCCATATCGAACAACCCATAAAGGACCTGCCCGGCGGTTCCGGTTGTCGCGGCATCAGGCGTCAGCCGCTTAACCTGCTGCTCTGCTAGTTTTCTCTGCTCAGCAATGTATGAAACTGAAGTGTCATTGAGCGAGGTGTTTTCGTTAACAAGCTGAGCAATCGGGGATACGATTTTATCCATCCCTGCCCATAGAAACTGATCTGGCTTTGCCACCAGCCCGGAGTACAAACCAGACAATGCCGCTCCTACAGCATTGTCGAAAAAACCAACATCGCTGTTAAAGCCAACTGGATTTGATGCTGCTTCGTCAAGCTGCTGATTCTGGTTTACTGGATTAAGGCCAAAGTAACTCATTGCGGAATATCTCCGGAGAATCTCTGACGCTTCTGTGTCAGATCAAGAACAACGGGAGAACCATCATCTTTTAGCAGATAACCAGTACCAAGTTTCACCAGGTACTGACTATCGCCGTAACTTTGCAAACCATACTGACCAGGCGGTGTTTTTATCCCTGTGCCAACAACTTGTTCATTCCAAGCCTGATTAACCTGCTTATCGAATTGCTCTGCAGACATTCCCCACGGCAAAAGAACATTCCCCATTCCGTTATAGTCATGCACGCCACCTGTAGCTACGTTAACAGCCTGTTTCCAGATATCATTGTCAATTTCGCCTGATACCACGCCTTTTTTCGCCATCACACCAGCGTAATAGTCCTTTGCGATCTCGTATGCCATTGATGCCCCCTGAGCATCACCAGCAAATGCATCCTTCACCATGTCAGAAAACTCAAGGCGAAGATCAGCATCTTTAGGCATCGGAATACCTTTCGCGTCATCAGTACCTTTACGAGCCGCCGCGCCAGCAAGAATTGTCTGCGCAGCGGTTTCTGGAGACACGGAAACATCCGGATTAAACCAGTTTTTTTCTGCCAAAATACCACCTGGCTTATCCATCAGTATCCCGGCAACGGCAGCAGATGGAGCGTTGGCACTGATCTGCTGTAGTGCTGACATATACACCTGCCCACCACCAGTGCTCTGCCTGATGGTATCGAGATATGCTGCCTGTTGGGAAACGGGCGCATCACGAAAGAAAACACCGATCTGATTGGCCTCGTCTTTGGAAAAGAACGTCAGTGGAGTGCCATATGACTTAGCAAGGTCACTGACCTGAGCAGCACGCAAGGCAACGCTCTGTCCAAAGTTATCCTTATTGCTCATGTCGATAGGCTTTGCCTGTCCGGCGGCAAGAGAGAACTGTACAGGATCAGCCTGTCGCTGCTTTATCACCTGACTTGCAGCCGACACAACGTTGTCATAAAGAGCGGCTCGTGCCGCATAACCCTCCCCTGTCTCACCAGTATCCGGGCGTAATTGCTCAACATATGCTGTAATGCTGCTTGTCGGCATGTTGCGGAAAGAGCCTATATACTGTCCGGCGATCTGCGTATTCTTAAACTCGGTATATCGCAGGTTTCCTTCTCTGACACCATAAGCTGCAATAAAATCAGCCTCACCAGGTGGGTTAGGAAATTCAACGCCACGCATATACGCAGCCGTCGCATCGCGAACCTTGCTGTCAATTATCGTTTTATATTCATCCTGCTGCTGCCGACGCAGTTGATCCGCCTGTCGCATAAAACTTGCCTGAGCCTCAGGAGATGCCGCATCGAATGCTGCATTACCGGTATAGCGTTTGGTGTTGGTTGGAATTGTTGATAAACCAAGTGCTGCACTGACACCAGCAGTTAACTGCTGATCACTGTATGGCTGACTACCGTTCTCATGATGGATAATGGCTGCACAAAGCGCCTTCAGGGTATCAGGATTTGATGCATCGAGAGGCTCATCAGCAGAAACGCCAAGTTGTTCGCACACTGCTTTGATATACGACATAGTGTCATTTTTATCAGTAGGCGGTGCCCAGCGATTAATTATCTCGCTGACGGTATCGATACCCTGCCGCTGATACGACATCAGGTTACGCCCTAATGCACGAATCCCGTGCTCAGGTGTTTCGAATTTAGCAAATCGACCATCATCACCGGTCTGGCCTACCCACGGATTAGTTTTGCTGTATTCGAGATTTCCAGGGTTGTTATTACGGATACCGCGAGCACCACCTTTTACGTAATACTGATCCTGCTGTTCGTGAAGTTTCTCAGCATAGGCGGTCGCATTCTCAGGGTTATCGAATATTCCAAGGTGTTTTCCAGTTTTTTCATACAGAGCAATAGCTTCGTCATCGGAAAGCAATTTTCCATCATCACTGACGGTGGGAATGAGAACTTCTCCAGCTTCTGTGCCTATAGAAATTGTTCGAACGGTACTGATAGTCCCATCTTCATTTTTGACAGATGGGCGGTTGAAGAGATTAATATTTCCTTGAACAACCATTCCCTTTGTGGACTTTGGCTCTCCGCCATAAGGATTAACAATAGCCCGCTTTGATCCAGCAGCAGTATCGCTTAACTCGCCATTACTTTGGATAAATGAGATCGCATTGTTTGCCGACCACTGGGACAATGCAGCATCAGCAACCTTCTCTTTAAACTCGATTTTCTTGGCCTGGATTTGCTCGTCGCTCCAGCCATGTGCAATGCCGTAATCCTCAATTTGCTGGAAAGTTTGCTTATTAGCCAATACGTATGCGGCGTTGTCGCCATACAATGCTGCGGCATTTTTACCATTGTTCAGCAGCGTCGCCTGAAACTGTCCTTCTTCGTAGGCATTGATTTGCCCTATCTCGTGCCGCCCGGCCTGCGTAGTGAACTGAATGCGCTGCTGCTGCGCCTGCTGCATGAAAGCATTACGAGCCTGTTCATCCGGCAGCGACATAGCCAGTTGTTCGACCTGAGCATCAAACTGCTGCGTATACTCCTGACCTTTTCCAATAGCATTTTTCCCTTTCAGGTTAAGCAAACCTGTTTCAGGGTTATTCAGCAGATCGCTGCTTATCTGACTGAGGTTAAGAGATGCCTCCTGAGCCAGAGCGATATTGGCACGCTGTTTTGCCTGACCAAAAACATCAATAGCCTCTGCCCCTGCCCGAACAAAAGCATCACCAATACCTGGCTGAGAAAACGTCTGCAAGCCTGCTGACTGAACTCCACGGCTCTCAACCTGACGTCCGGATACTGTTGGTACGACTGGCATTATAATCCTCCGGGTAATCTGGTTCCTGCTGCTGCCCCGATTGGCGCAGGAGTGCTTTGAGTAAACGGACTCCACGTCCCACCAAACATCTGGTACGCACCGTATGCCTTCAGAGGCGCAGTGAGCAATGTTGTTGCTGCTCCCACATTCCCCTGTTTACGGGCTGAACTGGCTTCTGCTTTATAGTTGGCAGCCTGAACCTGATAACCGTAAGCCTCGCGTTGCGCGTTATTCACCGTCGTTAGCGAATCAAGAGCGCCAAACTGGGCAGTGTCGCCAAATATATCCAGCGCGTTACCGGTAGATAAATCAGCGCCGGTCGCCCCCATTGTCGCCGCCTGTGTACCAAGCCGCTGTCGGGTCTCTCTGCGCCGTTGCTCAGCTTCAGCGTTACCTCTGTTTATTGCATCATTTGCCTGAGCAGTGGCTATATCTGCGTTCGCTTCTGCAACCTTCGAGGCATACTTTCCCTGTTGGTACTGGGTGTATGCCTGAATGCCACTCATGGCGAGCATTGCGCCACCAGCAATAACCGGATCGCACATTATTTTCTCTCCATGTGAAATCTGTGGAAATTAAGACCAAGAGCACCATAAGGCGCGGCTTCTTCAAGCCTGAATCCAAGCCAGTGCAGCCATGCTTTGGCAACATGGTTTCGCTCGTCGACGTAGTTTTCCAGGCGCGGATAAACTGCCAGCATCTGCTGCAATACAGGGCGGCAGTGGCGAAGAAATGTCTTCTGATATTTTTCAATACGGCTGGTTCCGACCAGCCAGGGTGTACCATTGCCACCGATCATTGACGCCGGAGATACACCAAACATGGTTACCAGTTCTCCGTTCGCGAACCCTGACCAGGCCATAGTCGCAGTGCGCAGACCAACACGCAGCGCATCTTCGGTAGTCATCAGCGATACCGCATACAGTTCGTCAATATCAGCCTGACGAACATCCGGCAAAATCATCTGAAGATGCTCTTCGGTAGCGGGAATAATTCGAACATCGATCATCAGACCCCCCCAACAGTAAGGCGAGGAATAACGGCAAGAACAGACAGCGGCAACGGGTCAAGCTGACGGATTCTTACACGTCCGTTTTTGCCCCAGTTACTGTCCAGTTTCACTTCTACTTTTCCGGTAGCGTCATCAACAGGATCATCGTAGAACTCGAATTCACGCTGTGGATATTCGTACCATTTACCGCCGGGCGTAGTCGCCCAGATGCCGCGACTGGCATTCACAACCAGAGTAACGGACGGGATCACCTGTTTTTTGTCCAGCAGCGTTTCCTGTCCGTTAATGTTGATATCCAGTGTTTCGAATTCAGCAGTTATTGGCAGGCCGATGTGCACAACAGCCCCCGGTGATTCCAGCGTGACGGCACCTCCGGAAACCACTTTCTGTGGTTCCACGTTCGCATCAGAGAGAATGTTTACGGTCTGGCCTTCAAGATGAGACAGGCCTCCAAATGTCCGGCGCGCCATCTGCCAGTTCGTGGTGGCCACATTCCTGAGGGATGGCGGGACGTTCCTGTTAGCACGAACCACTACAGCGGTGTTGCTGGTTATAGAAATAATGTCGCAACGTAATTCTTTTGACACTTCATCGCCAGTACCAGGATCAGTTCCGATATAAGGGAACTGTAGTTGCGCACCGACATCACTACTGGTGAAGTACGCACCACCAGAAATACTGATTGTATATTCCGCGCGGTAATCCCATTCGCCAGAACCACCAGTGATGGTCATCGTTCTGTCAGACGTATTTCTTCCATCATAGCTAAGGCCAGAATCAACAAAGAAAGCATCTTCATCGCTGGTAAATAAACGGCTGGACAGTCGCTCGATGTATCTCACTGTTTGCCCGTTAACGGTTCGGTTAACGACGAAATACACCGCATCTTCATTTTTTTCGCTGATACTGCATGTGCTTTCATATTTTCCGGTACTGGATTGTGGTGCCCATGCAAAAACCTGCTGATCACGCAAATAGGTCATCACCAGTAATTTACCGTCATCACGAATGCAGAAGGCGCTGGAGTAAGGGACAATAGAGAAGCACCAGTCAACAATGCTGTGCTTCTGAAAAAGATGATTGGCAAGGATGGTCAGGTCGTTCCCCTGATAGCCGTCAACATCGAATGAGTAGGCCAGATCACGGACAACACTGCCTTTCTCCTGGACGAACAGAGCAATATTCGCCACGGCAATTGGTGGGACATTGCTCGAGCCATTTGATCCCTGAGAGCTGAATGCAAATGATGATGGGGTTAACACTTTGTTCTGGTCGCCGGTGATGACGTACTCACCTCCGGAAGTCAGTGCCACCAGCGAACCAACATCAATCAGGTGACGGATCTCATTAACCTGACGCCCGGCATAGGTGTAGATAATTCTGTCGTCATCCTGCGTAGGATTGCTTTTGCCAAAATCCTTATAATCCCCAGTACGGCTGGCCCAGATAGTCTGAGGGAACGCAGTCGATGCGGCGAAGTAAAGACGCTGTTGATAATAAACAACAGTGCCAGGATAACCATTAACACTGTTCCAGGCATATTTAGCCCATTTATAGCTGGCATTATCCTCGCCAACGACCTGCGAAGGGATATAGGAAATCACCTCAGCAGTTGCAGTAGTGCCATTTACAGCAGTTATACGGGCAATGCCAAAACCACTGTGCAGATACTCCCACTCAATGCCAGTATCATCATCACCGGAGCCCCCCCAGCCATCCCATGATGTGCCTTCTGTATGCGAAGGGCGCAAAGTGCCTGTTTTTCCTGCTGTAACGGCGCGATAGTAGTTACTGTCTGCACGGCGAATATCGCCAATCGACGTACTCTTACTGGTTTCCCATACCGGCACAGAATCCACTGCAGGCTGTTCCAGATAGAACAATTTGCCTACCTGCTCCGCGCCAAAAATAGAGGCGCTTGCCGTTAACGTAATTGTCCCGGTGCTGGCGCTGGCATAAACCGTCACTGACTCGTCAATATTGATATCTTCAAATGGCCCGTTCTTCGTTACCACATCAACCAGTTGCCAGTTGTCATGCGCATAGCGGCGCAACTCTTTCGGCGGGTATGCCGGGTGAACCAGCGTAAGCACGTCGGCGCTTTGCGTAAATTTAATTCGGAACAGATCGGCTTCAGTATATGGCGTGGCAATTTCATAAATAACATTGCTGCTGTTCAGCACCAACGCACCATCTTTGATAACGCGCATGTACTGGTGTCCGAACTCCAGAGCATAGGTCTGAACCGTCGAGAACTGGAACGGGATCAGGCGGCATTTCCGATTTGGGTATTTGGCGGCACCGACAAAACGCGTACCAGGTCGATTCTCAACGCCGCCATACTGCCGCACGATAAAGTTATCGCACTTGCGCAATGCCACCTGGTACTTCGCCATGTCGATACGTCCGTACAACGACGGTCCAATCTCACCACCAGCAAAGCTGGGCTGGATCCAACTGATAGCCATCAGGACAACCTCGCAATGGTAAACTCATCAACCGGCGGCTGAGGTTCCTGTGATTCATTCTGGCTATGCGAGCCAGCACTAAGAATCACGCGATTGTACATATTGAGGGCAAACGTACCGAGGTCTGCATTCCCAGTCAGCGCCATGTTAATGGCTGCCGCAAGACGCCAGGCCAGCGCCTCCATAAAAATGGCATCAAACATGTTTACATCTGAAACGCGAGAGACATACTTGAGCCATGCCTGCGGCTGGTCTGTGTAGATCAACTTTCCTGTTCCGTTTGTGTCTGCACCCACTTCGTACTGGACGCGCATTGCTGCTGTTGGATTGCGTACACCAGGAAGCATAATTTCAGTAATGCGCAGACAATCTGACGGGTATTGGTACGCATATTCCCAGTCAGGCGGTGGATTGCTCGTATCTGCAAGCGCCACGCGTTTGGTAGCAAAGTTCCAGTCAAAATCAGAAAGCACAGCATCACGGCAGGCCTCAAAGTGCAGCGAACATTCCCCCGCTTCCTTGCTGGCTTCCGTCAGGCTGTTAATGCTGCGGCTGTTGCCAATATTGGACAGCGCACGATTACAGATCTCTACTACAGAGGCCATTACTCCCCCCCATTGCCGTACAGAGTTTCAGCCGCTGATTTTTCTACATCCCCGGAAACAGGAGCGATCGCCATATCAGTGATCTGCAGATCGGCGCTGCGATTAACACCATCGTCAGTTTCTCTGGCAGACAGGCCTCGAATAACAGCCTTTGCAGTTATCATCACTTCTGTTCCGACGCCCTGAGGTTGCGCCTTCAGCTTATTCAATGTGTCGTTATTAAGAGTGATGCACAGCCCCCACGGGTATTCATCGCGAGTTCTGGTTTCTCCGCTCTCATCCTGGTAGCTGTCAGTGCCGGTTTTGAGGTTTACGAGTTCCATATACACTCCTGCAATAAAGGGGCCGAAGCCCCTTGTCTGATCCGCGAGGCTTACACGCCCAGTTCTTTACGCTTATCTGCGATCTTCTCGCGGAGCGTTTCGGCTTTGGCGTTATGGTGTGGCTTCTCGTTAAAGAGCAATTCGTACTCTTCACGGAGCTTATCCAGTTCACCATCATCTGACACATCGTTGATGATTTTGGTGCTGGTTGCTGCCATTGACACCTTTCCTGCAACTTTTGCTTTTGCCTGTCTGGCCGCATCGTTAACAGGTTCCAGTGCGCTACCAGGCTCACCTTCGTATTCGATTTCTGCCCCCTCCGGCCACAGCGTGTTATGGATATGAGAGAGGCGCAGAACGCGGTATCTTGGTTTCTCACCTGACATCGATATCACCTTAACCAGTTACTTTTGAGCGGATCGGATACGGCGTATTGGCATCAACATCAAGACTGATACCCGCAGTGAATTCGCCAGCCGTTAGTGGGCCAGTTGCGACGGAGTAGTTAACACGCAGATATCGCTGAACACCGGCAGGCACCTTTGCAGAAACAACTCGTTTACCTGCTGTCAGGGCGGTCTTTGCCAGTGCGCCACTATCATAAATAGTGGTCCATGAGCTGTTATTCTCACTCGTCTGCAACTGGATGTTTACAGTTGCATCACCGCTTGCCGCGGCGGCTGTGTTAACCAGCGCCCAAAACTCAAGCGGGTAACCCACGCCGATATCACGACGTTTTCCGTCAATTGGACCGAGATCGATTACGTCAGTAGAAGCCGCGGTATTCGTAACCGCCTGAGCTTCGGAGAACATCAACAGTTTGTCGGTGATCATCTTCTTTCTCCATTAGTGGGTCTGTTACGACCCACAGGTTAATAACAGGCGTTACACCACGCGGGCTTCTGTTTCCAGAAGCGCATCAGTTTCACGGATTGGTACACCACGGAATGAAGTCCACCACTCGCCTTCAGTCTCTTTTACGCTGATAGCCAGAGATGTTTTCTCCAGAGACTGCAGATCAAGAGCCTGGCCTACAGTGCGGTTCATGTAGAACACCGGGCGGCCCATGCCACGGTTTGGAATGCGATGTAGTGCTTTAACCATCAACTTCGCAATATTTGCGGCAGAGGAAGGTTCTGAAAGATTGCTGACATCGATATTTGCAATGCGAACAACATAACGCCAGTCACGCAGAGCAAGTCCGTTGTCCCATTTGTAATGGGTGCGATAGCCTTCGTACTTGCCGCCATTAGCATCTTCCAGTGTCACCTGGCCTTTATCTTCCATCTGGATGCCAGCCTTCTGCCCTTTCGGGAAGATGCCATGCACGGTGTTTTCGCCCCACACCACTAACCAGATTGAGGTGTTATCTGTACCCGTGCCACCAGCATCAATGATGTTCTGAGCATTACCCGCAGACAGGCTGGAATAGCGGGAGGACAGTCCCATAAACTGCTGAGGGTTAACGCTGGAATCACCATAAAACAGCGTCTGCGCCATCTGCTGATTCATCGCTTCAATAAATGCGCGGTCTTCAGACAGGCGGAATTCGGCGGTATTGCCGTTCAGATCAGCCAGTGACTTATCGACTTCAGCATAGGTTTCCAGCATGCCCACGGAATCGGTTACCTGCACTGTGGTTGATTTGCTTGGCTGTACGCCATAGTTCAGCAAACGCCAGGTAGCTGAAGGTAAACCAGAACGAATGGTGGTTCGGTGTCCGGTAGGAAGGTTCCCTTCGACAAAAGGCATATCCTGAAGGATCGGGTTAGTTTGACCGAGAAGCTCGATAATCTTATCGACTTTCCCGTTTGGATCGACGCGCTTACCCCAGTCAGCCAGCGTTAGCGCAGTTAAGCCTTTAACAGACATTGTCATTTCCTCTCTTATTTGCCATAGAGCACTTCGGCCGCACTACGCTGGCCTTCATTACCACCGGTGACCATGCCATCTTCAGACATCGCCTTTCCGATTTTCACGAACGTTTTGACCAGATCAGGGTGATTACCCAGCCCGGTGGTGTTCAGATATTCTTTGAGTTCAGGTGTCCCGAACTGGTCAAGCGCACGCTGTGCGGCGCTAAGGTTAGAAATCAACTTGTCGCCACCGATTTCTTTGTCAGCTTTTACATCCGCAGCCCACTGCTCGGTTGTTTTCTGCCAGGCTTCTGCCTGGCGCTGCTGAACACCTGCCAGAATCTTCGGATAAGCATCAACCAGCTTTTGCGCTTGCTCGTTGGTCAGGTTAAGTTCTCGCGCCACCGGCTCGAATTCCTTCAACGCTTCTGTATCCAGCTCTACGCCTTCGGCAGCCTGAAACTCGTACTTCTCAGGCGCACCCTCTGGTTTATCGCCGTCCTTTTTTTCATCCTGCTTATCGTTTTCAGGCTTTTTGTCATCAGCAGGTTTATCGCCATCAGCAACAGGTTGTCGCTTATCACCTTCCTGTTGTGATGGATCACCAACTGGAGCAGGGTTATCACCTGCAGGCGCTGACGGTTCTGACGCAGCCGGAGCTGCTCCACCATCGACTGGTTGCTCATTGCAAAGACGGCTATACAGCAAACGCTCAAATAAATTCATGATCACTCCTGTTCACTGGCCTCTTTGGCCATCTTCAAATACTGTTCAGGGCAATGCGCCATAACGCGCTGAAACAGTTCCAGCGCCAGATTGCGTTGCCCCTCATTAAATGCCATTGCCATAGCGTCCATCGGTGAGATAGCGGAAAACACACGGCCTTTCTCCAGCACCGACCAGACAACGCGACGCCCCTGTTCACTGCTCATGACAAAGCGAATGTCATCAATTTCACGCTGTGCCATGTCACGTTGCTTACGGGCGTTTTCTTCTTTCAGTTGATCGTCTTCGTAATCTGTCATTGTGATTGCCCACCCTGACCACTAACTGCATTCGCCATAGCTGACAAAACACTCGGATCCGAAGTTTTAGCTTCGCTTAGCGTCTTGGCACCCTGTGCCGCCGCCATCCCCATCGCCATCATTTGTTGCTGCTGTTGTTGCTGTGCCCGTTGCTGGCGAGCCTGCTCAACCTGTTCCTGCGGAACAATGACGGTTGGAGACACTCCGGACATATCAGCGAATGCATCGATCGCCTGATCAACGTTGAGTTTGTCGAGAGCTTCTGGTTTCGCTTGCGCAAGTTGACCAATGAAGTTAACCGTGGACGCCAGACTGGACAGGCCGATAGACTTCTGCGCCTGAGCCATGACGGAAATGTATTCGACCTTCAGGGGCATACCTTCCATCGCGTCAGGCGGTGGCGGCAGCATGTTTTTACGCACCATCATCGAGAAAGCGCGGTCAATGAGAGGGTTAAGACATTCGTCGTTCAGACGCTCCAGAACCGGCCCCAACATCAGAAGTTTTTCTTCTTTCATTTCGATCACCGCTTCAACAGGCATCGAGCGGGTATTGATGTTCTGCAACATCATGAACAGATCGACAAAGTAGGCGCTGTTAATGATTTGACGAGTGTCCTGAATGTCTGCTACCAGATCTGCTGTACTGGGGTTAACCAGATAAGCAGGCCTGAAACCATCCTGACCAGTAATCTGATCGATATACGTGATGTCGCCAGGAAGAAGGGAGGCGCGCTGATTCTTGAGGGAAGTCGGAGCAACCATCGGCGGATTGGTGGCTTTATCAATCAACTGCGACTTGCGCTTCTGGAGAAGCTGCAATGCCTTAACAGGTCCAAGCGCCAGCATACCCGGGCATGATGATCCATAAACATCTTCGCCATTAACTTCCCAGCGCGGAGCCATAATTGGAAACTCATCAAATCCGGACTCACGCAACAACTTGTCGTTATCGCCACCAACCTCGTAATAAACCGATTTGAATGGCTTGTTCTTGCTATCCAGCTTCAATGTATCGCGGTCAATGTTCGGGTAAACCGAATGCATCACGTCAATCCACTTCTCGTAGGTGCCGCTTTCCCACATGCTTTTTACGGATTCGCTGACGTTATTTAGCCCGAACTCCTGAACAAGCTGACGAACAGTCATAGAGAACTTGCGAAAACAGGTGTCCACACTGCCACGAGGTGAGTTAGCCAGGTAGTAACTGCCTATCGGGAATGGCATTGTGCGAATGATGTCCTCGTCATCCTCCAGCACCGCCATTGCACCAGTGCTGTATGTGCCGAGGCTTCCGTATAACTGCGGAAGAGACTGGTAGAGATTCGACTTATTGAACATATCGTTCATGCGGTTCTGCACCGCCTCGAGCCACAACTTAACAGGACCATAATCCATCATTTCAGGATCTGGCGTAGCCAGGCGAAACCACGGACGCGCAGGGCTTGTGATGCCTGACATCATGCCGCTGGCGAGAGTGCGCGCCGCCATAGTCCCGGTCGAATCAATAATGCGTGTATTGCGTCGATCGTTACGGTTGACCTCAGAAGTCAGAAAGCGGGAACCACGCGGGTTGATGTAATCACTCAACTCGCGCCAGTGCGGCTCGAACGACTGACGCTCGCTTTCAAGTTGTGCGAACTGTTTGTTCAATCGCTCTTTAGTTGTTTCCGCCATTTCAATGACTCCGGTTACTGACCAAGCAGCGTTTTACCGCTGGTATTAGCGGTTGATGTGTCGCCCTGAGAACCGGTAAGCAGCGTAGAACTACGACCAGCAGCAGCGCGACGGCGACGTGTTTCTTCGTCGCGGGCATCAACAACGGCGGCATCCTGCTCCTGTGGTGCTGCCTGAACTTCTGGTGTTGCAGGCACTGATGGTGAGCTACCCATGCACATATCAATGACTCCGTACGCAATTAAATTATTACCAATTTAACCACATATGATTTATTTATCGTAGAAGGTTGACATTTAACGCGTGAATTATTACCTTTCAGGTAACTAAAGAGCTCATTCTGGTTACTAACCTGACTGGCTTGTCGTTAAATTAAACAGGTGGAGTGAGCTTTTATTTTGAGCAGTACGGCGTATGGCACATGCGCCGATAGCGGTCTGGATACGTTTAAGGGGCACCCTCCCTTGCTCGGGCAAACGAACCAGGTAGCCGGAATGTGCAAGTCGAGCGGTTTTATTCCGCGCACGGGGATTCACCATCCCGGCGATTCGGTGTGACGCCTCGGAAGAGACGAGGGTACAACGATGAGAGCATTTATGGAGCCGCGACAAAGTGTGGCGCCTTAACAGGCTAAGTGCTCTCAGCGTTGTGGCATTAGCTCAGTCGGACAGAGCAACCGCCTTCTAAGCGGTTGGTCGCAGGTTCGAATCCTGCATGCCACGCCAGAATCACGCCTAAGGACCGTGATGCCAGAAGTTCCAGGGGCTTGGCGGTGATGGTTTCCCTTGAAGAACTATCACCGCCCTTTTTACAGCAGGACGCCATTGCGATGACTTCATGCTGTAAACCAGTACAGCCCGGTTCGCCGGGCATTTTTTTAAAGTGAGATCATGAAAACAGCCGACATGCTAGCTAAATATCTAAATGAATGGCCGTGCAAATATGTACGCATTGTTCAGGGTGATGACTCAATTTTTTATGGTGTTTTTGCAGGAAATGAAATGCTTTATGAAGCAATTCCAGGTGAGCGACTTGCCGGGTTAACGCTTAGCGATGACCATGGAATAGGAGTTACTTGCCATGACTGGATTTCAGCGCAGAAAACTGAAATGGAAAAAGGCAATGTGTTTGATATTTCTCGCGCTGTATACGCCAAAGAAAAAAGTGATGATGATTACATGCGCGAAAACTTATACAACATGAAGTTACAATGCCTGGCTGAAGTGCTTAGTAAAAGATCTTTACTTGATGTGGTTGGTGCTGAGCAGGACGCCAAGGCAATCAACGCCGCATTCGATAAAATAACCTTCTAACACCGTGACATGTCACAAACAGCCAGCCGATGAGCTGGCTTTGTTTTATCCTCATCAGAGGATATCAACGACATTATCCCCACCAGCGGATTAAGCATACGGGTCATAATCTGTGATGGCCTTGCCTTGCTGGTTCTGCTGCCCAGGAATTCGCAGACGCTTCGACACAGGGAAAGCAAACGTCAGCAGTAGCGCATCGCCTTTACCCGGCGAACGCCCAAGCCGCTCCTTGATATCTTCCTTCGGTTCGATAACGATTTTACCGTCCACACGAACTTTGTACTCTGCCGCTGACAGGTCGTCTGCAGTTTCCTGGTCATCCAGCATGCCGCCCAGCCTCAGCCATGTCTTACATGAGTTGAACATCTCCCCACGCTTGTTAAGCATCTGCGGGTCAGTGGACGCACCGCCGAACGGAACAAGTTGCCATGTACGTCCCCAGCCATCACCGATTGACTTCAAACCGGTTCCGTAACCGAAGTCGATGAACACCGCGTCAGCCTGATACTGGTCTTCAAAGTCAGCGATACGCTTCGCCATAATCAGATCGTCGGTGGTCTTGTTACCAGTCCATAGCACCTTACTGTGCAGCCCCTGCCGCAGGTATATCACCGCGTCATCAACGCCTGAGTATGCCGGGTCAACGCCGATTATCACCGGAGCATGTGCAACCTGCGCAGCGGTTACCACCCGTTTCATTGCCTCATCAGTAAGACCGGTAGGGATAAACTGCAATTCAGATGCATCAGGGAATATGCCGCGCACACGGATTTTAACGAAGTCGCTGTCTTCCCCGTAGTCATCAACCCATTTCTGCAACTGCTGTTTGTTAGTGCCTTCCACCGTCCGGCTGTCAATCTGCGCAGTTTTCCAGCGGTGTTTATATTTGCGGAAACATTCGCGGAAACGCCCGGTGTTACGTGTAGGGTTTCCGAACGCCACCCAGATAATCTCAGTGTCTTCGTCCGTTAGCGCCCCCTCAGCAACTTCCCACACCAGATCCGCAATGTTCGACGCTTCATCGAATACCACGATGATGCGTTTGCGCTCGTTGTGTAGTCCGGCGAATGCCTCAGTGTTGTGCTCAGACCAGGGGATTGCGTCAGCTCGCCACCGCTTGTCGTGCCCAGGATCATTGCTGTACATCGCGGTAGCGGTACAGGTAAACCAGTCTTTCGTGATAGCAAGGTTCGACCACTTGATAATTTCCGGCCAGGTCTTCGTTCGTAGCTGGTTGTCGGTGTTGGCGGTCACCACGACCTTACAATCCTCGCAAGTGGACATGCCCCAGTTGATCAGCATTGAGATGAATGCGGATTTACCAATACCGTGACCAGAAGCGCGTGCCAGCATAAGCGGCTGATAGCGCGTCTCTGGATTCTGCAGGTGATCACGTATCTCTCGGAACGCATCAGCCTGCCACTGACGTGGGCCGGTAGCATGTGCCAGTTCAGTCCCCTCTTCCCCCCACGGGAACGCATAGAGGGCATAGCCAAGCGGATCGTGAGTGAACCCTGCAATATCCTCGATCAACTGCTCTTCAGGAGATAACGCTGTATCTGTCACTGATTACCATCCTGACGTTCTTTGAGTCGCTTCCTGGCTGCTGCTATGCGATCAGCAATTGTCACATTCACATTAACATCCAGACGTTCTTTGAACGCGTTGACATCAACATGCTTACCAATCAGCTCAAGGTTCTTCACCTTGTCAGGCCATTTAATTTTTTTGAGGATTGTCTCTATCGAATCCTCGTTCATGTTCATGATGGTCGATGACAGATCAAAGCCACTAAGCGTAGTGCGCCAGATTTTCGGCCACTCACGGATTGGTTTAAGGCTCCCATCGTCGTTGAGGATGTCGATCACGTCCATCTGGTCGATCTCCACCAGGCGCATGAGAACGTAATCAGCACTGACGCGCATTCGTTTGTTGCGCTCCTCCATCAACTCGGCAATCCGTTTTTGAATGCGTTCATCGCGCATCATGACACTGGCTTTAACTGCCGCTGTATTTGGGGAGAACCCTGCGTTAATCGCTGCCTGAGTCTGGTTTTCAGGCGTTTTGATGTATGACTGGCAATAAGCCTCCTGCATTGCTGTTAGTGGCTTAAATTGCGTTGATTTGCGTTTATAGGTTTTAGGTTCAGCAGGCATCATAACCACCGTGGTAATAGTTACCGTTGTGGTAATAGTACCATGCAAAATAAAGCCGCCATAGTTGGCGGCAGTATTCAAAACCCATCAAATTCATCATGCATAATCTACTCGTGACATGTCACACTATTAATTTCGTTTCATGCCAGCCTTTAGTCACCCAGCATTGCGAGTCACCATTACACGGGCATGAATTAACTGGAACTCTCTCGCCGCACTTACCGCAACATTTTCTGCTGATCGATTTTATACGCCCGCGCACGCGTGCATCATCCTGGCGGATCAGTAACGCTATATACTCACCAAATTCGTAAGGCGCACGCCCGGGGCGACGCGTGGCACAGTTACGCTCCAGCATTTCAATTTCCTGAGCATCAAGCACAATTTCCAGCTTACGCACACCAGATGCAGCTTGTCTGGCTCTCTGAGCGGCTTTGCGCTCTGCTGCTGATTTAGCCATCAATATTCACCTTTATCGCGTACACCTTTACCGGTTTATCGCCGAAGTGCGGATGTGTGATTGTCTTGATTTCATACCCTTCATACGGAACATCAATTCTGCGGCTGGAATCGTCGCGCTTCGGATATCCCTTTGTGATAATCAGGCGGCCATACTCGCGGAACATAATTCGCTTATTCCAGTAGTCATTACACAAGCGATACTCTTCCGTTTTCTCTCCACGAATCATGGCATCGAAGTATTCACCTTTGACGGCAAGTTGCAGGTTAGCCACGACCTTCCTCCTTTGGCTTGTGAATTTGTATCGTCATGCCGCTTTGAGTGGTGACTACAACGACAGAACCAGGCTGAAGGCTGTTAAGATTGAATGCTTCGTAAAACGAATCCAATGCCAGTGCTTTTTTATTCTTTCGGTTCCACCAACGCCATCCCTTGCTACAGGCTACATCGACAATCCACTGTCCACTCCTGTAAGCCATATAAAACCAGATGAGCAAAACCTGAAGGAATGCTATCCAGTCAATAATCGTATATTTCGCGAAGGAGTCCATTACTTCATCTCCTGCGGCGGTTCTGGCAGCGGCATCCAGTCGGTTACATTGCGACTCTGTGTTTCGAAAAATTCATCACCATTGCGGACAATATCGAAAAACTCTCCATCTCGATATTGCGCATAAAGAACGAATGTGCCATCACATAAAATAATTACGTGCTGACCATCGCCTGGCATTCGCTCACTACAGCTTATCCAACTATCCGGAGTTACCGGAGAGTTGCCATTTACATCGAAGTTTGGCTCTGCGTCCTGAACCAGGAGGATGTAACCATTCTTGGCAGTATCAAGTTCTAACGCCTCGGTGACGGTGCCGAAATAGCGATTACCTAAATCAGCATCACAAGTGCTTACATCAATGGAAACTTCCATGCCTTCGATTAATTCTGGCAAGTTGTAAGTTTGGTTTACAGGTTGGCCTCCCTGAAGCATGGCGGCGCGGTGACACCAGATAATCCAGCCAAGCGCCATATCCCATGCCATGTATTCTCTATCACCATTTTTCGCCCTGCGGCGATCTACAGATTCCCCGAAACGCTTCTCCATAAATAATTCATAGGCTGCTCGTTCATCCGATACTGCTGCCAGTGATGCCAGTGCAATTCGTGCCAGTTCCATTTGTTCGCCACGGGTAAGCCCGTTTTCAAGCGGATTTTTAATGAATAATTCGATACGTTCTTTGGTAATAGAATTCATGCTATTTCACCTTAATCTCAACATTTCGCAGTTTTAGCTCTACTGGCAGGTCTGACTTTCCTGTTAATGCTAATGCGAGATTTTCTGGAGTAATGAGAGCAGTTATTGTTTTCCCCCTCGCCAGACGAATAATCATGCGTATCTCGCGATCGTCACATGCTCCCGGTCGAACAATTGATATTTGTCCGTTCATCTCACTCTCCTTTGATGCCAGTGTTTACAACCTGGCAAGCCTCTTTGAGCACCCAGTCAACAGCGTCTTTCCATGCTCCGGTTTCGACTGGCGGATTTTCACGCTTAACCTGTTCATAGAAGCGCACTGCTTTAACCAGTCCTTCCGGTACTACTGGCGATGGCTGTTTAGCTTCTAAATCAGCAATTCTGTCAACCACGGCATCGACAGCATCTGAAAAGCCGAACCAGTTGCTCCACTCCGGCCTGTTACCGGTTGCTGCAAAGTACATATCATCTAAAGCAGACTCAGCATGGTCACGCTCGTTAATGAGTTGCTCTTCGCTTTTCTCCAGTTCTGCAATACGCTTGTTTTGGGATTCCCGTTCATCCAGCAGCGCCTGCACTACTTCAGGGTTGAAAGCTGCGATATAACGAGCGTTGTTCTCTGCATTTTTCTGTCCATCAAAGCCGGTCCATTTGATAACGTCTTCACATCGTTTATCACCGGGCGTATGCACCGCATACGTACCAGTACCCGGCGAAATAAATGCGACCCATTCGCTTTGTGTTGCCTGTTTTGCTATCTCACGCAGTGCCTGATAGTCAATCTTGCTCACTGGCTGCCTCCTTTGCGAATCTGTTCCGCCCATTCTTCAAGGGATTTCTCCGCATATTCACCAGACAGGCCATCAATCGGATGCGCTTCATTAGCCAACTCTTCTTTCGCTGACAAAATCATGCGTGTAACGTCGAAAACTTCACGCAAAGACTTATTGATAAATCCGTGATTGAACGCAGCAGCAAGACGGCTGGCGGTATAGTTAATCCCCTCGTTGCGTGCTTCCGCACGAATTTCAGCCAGGAAAGCGTCGGTGGCTGACATATTTCCTGTTGCCTTCATGGCCTTCAAAATAACCAGAACGCCATCTCGCCCAACCTCCTCAGCGATAACCTCGGTGTTGTCGCCAACAACATCGCAGAATGCCTTAACTGCCTTACGAGCCAGTTCATTCTCCGCCGCAAGCGCCGAAAACTTCTCGTGCGCCAACTTAACAGTTGAATCAGCCTGCTTAATTGACTCAATCGCTTTCTGCTGGTCTTCGGCCAGCGCATTAGCACGCACCAGTTGCACTTCCAGTTGCGTTGCCAAATCGCTGATCAGCTTTGCCATACTGCGCATATCAACGGCACCACATTCTGCTTTCAGTTCCGAAGCCATCTCATGCCCGGCGGCAACTAACCCTTTGATATTACTTTCCATCTTTACCCTCGCTTATCCACATAACTTATTGATTACATTGATAACTAAAAAGATCGTCGATTCAGAACTCTTCGATGTTCCAGCCGCCACCTGCTTTCTTTGGTTTAACCGTTACCCCGATGATTCGGAACGGATACTGATCTGCGGCTACTTTGGTTTTCACCCTGGCGTCGTCGGTCCAGAATCCCCCTTTCACTTCGTGCAGTTCCATCTCTCCGGTGGCGAGCATCACAGCGAAATCGGGCGTATAGAACGTGTTGTCAGCTAACCGCAGCTTGATACCCTCGAATCGATACCAGGCGATTTCCCCTGCACGTTTACGCTGCTCAAGGTGCTGGCAATACGCAGATTCTGTTTTGTTCATCTGGCCTGTTTTGAGTCGACCAAGAGCCTGTATCTGTTTTCTCATGATTTACCTCTAAGGTAATTAAAAACCACATAAGACACGAAATCAATAGAGTTTAGAATATTTTGTTACCTTATAGGTAATTGTTGAGGCGTAAAAAAATGCGCTATCGCGCTGGTATTACTTGATAAATCCTGCCGCCTTTCCCCGCCTGTATTCCTCCATCAGCCACTGCGCCGGTGTTATTCCCCCAAGGGTGGCGGCGTTAGGCATGCACCCGAAACTTCGCCCTGGTGGATGGTAAACGTCTCTCCCTGTGTCCGGAGGTGTACTCATGGGCTCTGGCTTTGCCTGTATGCTGATCACCGGATCGGGTATCTGCTGTCCGGAAGCCACCTTTTTCGCCCAATCATCGAGCAGCCTGCGCGCGTGTTTCTCAACTTCAATCTCGCTAAGCTGGCGCTGATACATTGCACGGCGGGTATCACATACGACCCAGTACATAACCGGATGCCGCCACGGGAATCTTTCGGGACCACCAGGATATAAACTTTTTTCCTTGCTGTACCGATGAAACTCCGCCATCACATCGTCAATGGTGACGCCAAGAACCATCTTGCTGTCTTTACACCACTTGATAAATTGCCCTGGCGACGGCCAGAACGGAGATTCACTGGCGCGGGCGTGGCGCATACCAGCAGAAACCTGTTCACGGGTTCGGATCCCCCCTTCGGCAAACGCAGCAATCCACTGCTGTTTTGCAGCAACTTCCTGCTCTGGCGTCTTCAGGTTGGTTACCACTGCCGCCGGAAACAGTTGTTTCAGCTGTTTGAAAAGGGCATCAACAAGCCTCTCTGCTGACATGTTCACCACGTTGTCATTGTTGGTGTACTGATGCTCATAACCTGACATGCGAGAAAGGGCTTCTCCGTCACGGTTTTGTATCGCGGTAAAAACGTTGTTCACAAGAAATCCTCCCATGCTTCAGGGCTGTTCCAGTGCGGAACGTTGTTATCAGGTAATGTTGATTGCTTCTGTCTGCTAATCTGCAGCCGCCTTGCCAGCTTCTGCTCCCACTGTGCCTGATGGTATGCCTTACCCTCAGCCATCCAGTAAATTCTGAACTCTGCAAGTTCCTGTGCCGTTGGCAGACTGTCCAGGTAGATTCCCTGCAATGAGCTTTTCCGAAGAAAGTCATCTGATGGCTGCCATTGTTCATGCATGACAAATTTGCCTAATTGCCCTGGCCCACCAGGAGGAACAAAGTTATTCATCACGGCGTTGTTTGCGCCGGGGTCATGAGGCACAGAATCCCCGGTTTTTGTCCTGCTCTCCCTCTCTTGGTTAAATGACTGGTTATATGACTGGTTCTGGATCCCGTTTTTGGGATCATTCAACATCCCGTTTTTGGGATCATTCAACATCCCGTTTTTGGGATCATTCAACATCCCGTTTTTGGGTATATTCCCGTTTTTGGGAACATTACCGTTTTCGGGTTCATTACACCCATCTAGGTTGCCTTTAATGTTCCCTTTTTTGGTTATATTAAGAGAGAAAACCCGCACTCTTTTCGTCGCTCCCTTTCTCTCTCCGGTATCTGAAATAAGCCCCATTTTCATGAGCGATATAAGCCCGGCCTGTACGGTTTTTTTATTCAAGCAGGTGTCTTTAACGAGGCGTTCTATGCTGGGGTAGCAGAGGTTATATTCATCGGCTCTGTCAGCCATCGAGAGCAGTATGAGCTTTAATGACGAGCTACCTGGATCTGTCTCCCAGGCCCAATCTGTTGCATGTCTGCTCATGATTAATCTCCGCTATCAGCTTGAATGTTGTGGGGAGGAATTAATCATGATCTGCTTAATCTCTGCCCTGATGCGACGGTTTGATTCCATGGTGCACTCAACACAGTGTCCGTTGTAAACCCAGCGTTCACTGTCATGTCCGTGCTTACATGGTTTTCCGGTGTAGTAGCGTTTAAGTCCGCGCTTTGCGGCATCAATACGTGTAATGATTTCCATGGTAAGCCCTGTTATTAGTATTGGGATTACGGTTATTTTGTGCTGACACAAAAAAAAGATCAACCAGATTTGGTTTTTTATTACCTTTGAGGTGCGAATAGATATGAAAAGACCGCCGGATGGCGGTCTACAGAGGGTTGTGGCTGGATATCATGAGTAGAAGAAGTATGCCAGTTCTGCTTTTGAGCGCAACCATTGTCTTGATTTACAGGCTTTAAAAAGCCCATTCATCAATACTTTACCTGGCATTTTGCGCTTACCTGTTAAGTGAGTCTGGATATAGTGACTCGTCGTTCCGGCTTCCTGTGCGAAGGCTTCACGCTCATCCGGAGTAAGTGCAAGCCAGTGCTTTTTGAAATCGAAATGTCCGTTATCGCTCATAGCTATTGCCTGATATTTATTTCAGATAATAAATATTCACCCATAAGGTAACAAAAATCAAGGATAGTTACCTATGGGGTGCATTTACCTGTTGGGTAATATTGCTTTAAATTGAATCATCTACCGATTCATATATGAGGCGATTTTCCAGAAAATGAAAAGTATCCAGGACGTCCGCAGGCAAAATCTCAACGACTTGATCGACCGTGAATTCAATGGTGTTCAGACGCGGATGGCAGAAAAACTTGGAACTCAGGCAAATCTGGTAAACCGCTGGGCTCTTGGCAAGAAGGTTATCGGCGACCAGGTTGCGCGAAAAATTGAAGCTGCCGCCAATAAACCCCGTAACTGGCTTGATATCGATCGCTCGCTTTCTCAGGAAGGTTTTCAGCCTGTCGGCCCAAGCGACATTGGCCAGCTGGCGGCTCACAACCTGGAACGCTGGATGAGCGAAAGCCGCGACCTTTCAACACAGGGAAAACTTCACCGCGCATCCGGCGTAGCCCAGGTGACAATCAGCCGCCTGTTAAACAATGAGGTCAGCGTTTCCATTTCCACCCTGGAGAATGTTGCATCCGCATTCGGGCGTCACGGCTATGAATTACTGATTCACCCGCACGACCCTGCGACCATCAACTATGATCGCTCGCGCTACGCATTGTTACCCGAAACCGAGAAAGCAAAGATCGAAAGTTACATTGAATTTGTCATCAACCAGAACGAAAAAAACAAACAATAAAACCATATTTTTCAGTAAGTAAGCCGCCTTATGGCGGCTTTTTTATTGCCTATTCGATTACCTAACGGGTAATTTTTTTAACTCATATCTATTGACATCAAACCATATACGCATGATTATTACCTCAACGGTAACAGACCGAGGTAACAAGTTATGCAGTGGAAAATCATCAACGGTTGGTACTGCGTTACTGCATGCGGATTCATGAGCTGGAAGTTCCGCACCTTACAGGAAGGCATTAAGTGGGCTTTCGTCAGCAAAGAAGCTCGCGATGTAGCCAACGATAACGAGATATGGGAGGGCTGATAATGAACGTTAATCAGCAGAAAAATCTTCAAAAAATCATGCTGGCATTCGACAAGGACTACCGTCTGTCAGAACAGCTATATGACCGACAAGTTGAACTGATTGAGAGCATCCGACTTCATCAACTGGCCTCAACTTTCGACGTTGTAACAGGCAAAGGCGTTCGCCAGGAAGTACTGGAGGCCGCTAAAGACAGCCCTGAGTTCGAAGAACTAATGGATGCCTACCGGCGAGAGGCAATGGCAATTATCGCCCGCTGGGATCTGGCGGATCAGCTTGATGGGCAGAGGGACGCGGCATGAAGCCGGGAATTTATTTCGACATCAGCAACGAAGACTACCACGCCGGTGACGGCGTGAGTAAGTCGCAACTGGACATGGTTGCCAAGAATCCGGCGCTTCTTAAATGGGTTCAGGCAGCACCAGAAGACGAAGAGAAAAAGTCTGCACTGGATATGGGAACCGCATTGCACTGTCTGCTTCTGGAGCCTGGAGAATTCGACAAACGCTTCATCGTTTCACCGAAATTCGATCGTCGGACAAAACAAGGTAAAGCTCACGAAGAAGCATTTCTTCGTGATGTGGCGGATATGGGTATTACGGTACTTGATGTCGAGCAGTGGCGAAAACTGGAGCTGATGCGTGATAGCGCAATGGCTCATCCGGCGGCGCGCTGGATGTTGGAAGCACCTGGTTACTGCGAAGCATCAATGTACTGGAACGATGAAGAGACGGGTGAGTTGTGCCGAATTCGTCCAGACAAATGGCTGAACGAGCACAACGTGATCGTCGACGTGAAAAAGGTTGCAGATATGGACCGTTTTGCACGCCACATCGAGGAATTCCGCTACCACGTGCAGGACGCAATGTACCGCGAAGGCGCAATGAGGGTTACTGGTCAGCCGCATGGTTTTTTCTTTCTTGCCGTGAGCGAAAGCATTGATTGTGGTCGGTATCCGGTACGCGTGTTCGAGCTGGATGCGCCGGATGTCGATGCCGGGCACGCTCTGTTCCGCCGGGATCTGAATACCTATCACGAATGCCGCATCAACGATGAATGGGGCGGAGTGGAAATTATTAAACGCCCTGACTGGGCACGTAAACAGGATATGTACGTATGAGCAATGATATCGCAATCACATCACAACCAGGCGCAACTGTAGGCACTGCTGCGGCAATCTTCAGCCCCGAGGGCATGAATCAACTGGTGCGTTTCGCGGAGTTGATGTCACAAAGCAAAGCGACTGTACCGAAACATCTTGAAGGCAAACCTGCCGATTGCCTGGCGGTGACCATGCAGGCGGCACAGTGGGGAATGAACCCTTTCGCCGTGGCGCAGAAAACGCATGTGGTAAACGGAACGTTAGGCTACGAAGCACAGTTGGTAAACGCGGTCGTATCCTCTTCCAGCCTGCTAGCGACACGCCTGAATTATCGCTGGAGCGGTGACTGGTCGAATGTTAACGGCAAAACAGATAAATCACCGAATCTGACGGTAACTGTGTCAGCAGTTCTTAAAGGAGAAGCAGAACCACGTGAGCTTACCATCAGTATGGCGCAAGCCGGAGTGCGTAACTCTCCATTGTGGGAACAGGATCCGCGCCAGCAACTTGCCTATCTTTGCACGAAACGATGGGCTCGTCTGCACGCTCCTGATGTACTTCTCGGTGTTTACACCCCTGACGAATTACAGGAAACGACACCGCGCGTTGAACGAGACATTACTCCGCAAACAACTACTGCTGCGGGAATGAACAGTCTGATCAACGCTAAACCAGTGAAAAAGCCTGATGAGCAAACGCGTAAAGCGGATAGCCGTGATCCAGAAGAAATGCTGATGGCCTTTACCAGCGCAGCGATGAATTACAGCACTGTCTCCGAACTGGATAAGGCTTACAAATACATTGCACAAAAACTTTCAGATGATGACGAACTACTGGCAAAAGCCACCGACGTTTACAGCGTTCGTCGGGAAGAATTAAACGAAACATCTATGTAACCACCACCGCGGCGCCACACGCGCCGCACTGCAACCAAGAGAGGTATTTATGAAAGGTGCATTAGGTAAGAAGGAACTCCTGGCGGTGGTGCCACTGTCATGGAGCACTATCGACCGTATGGAACGCGCAGGGGAATTTCCTAAACGCTGGTATATCACTGACAAACGCTGCGCATGGAACCGTGACGAAGTTGAGCGTTGGCTTGATGAACGTCAGGCAGCAAGCCCGGCAGAGTTCCAGGGTAAAAAACCTCCTGTTCAGCAACGTGTATATCGTCCCGTGAGCAACGCTGCATGAGTGCGCTGCTAAGGCACTGGATCAAATGGTCAGGATGGTACTTATTCCTGGCCTCTGTTTCAGCATGGCTTTATCTGCTGGCATTAATTTTCAGAGAGGGTTGGATTAAGTGAGAAAGTTAAGCCGACTTGAAAAATATCACATGAATAAGGTTTCAATGCGCAGTCCGTCAAAGATTGTCGCCGTTACTCCTGCGGCGATAGAGATCGAAAAACGCGCGATTGAAAGAGAGAAAAAAGGGCAGTTCCGCATTGCCGCTCACCTTTGGCTTCAGTGTATGGATGTTGCTTCTGGTGATGTTGAGCGTGCAAGGATCGCGGTTCGCAGGGACCAATGTATCACAAAAGGTAACGGCCTTCGCCGTGGAGACTATAGCGGTATAGGATGTTGCGGGGTGGTTTATGACTAAGAAATACACACTAATCTATGCAGATCCACCCTGGGTATACCGGGACAAAGCCGCAGATGGTAATCGCGGTGCCAGTTTTAAATATCCGGTTATGAGTGTGATGGATATCTGCCGCCTTCCTGTGTGGGATTTGGCCGATGAAAACTGTCTGTTGGCCATGTGGTGGGTGCCAACACAACCACTCGAAGCGCTAAAAGTTGTTGAAGCCTGGGGATTCCGTCTGATGACCATGAAGGGCTTCACGTGGATAAAATGTGGTAGTCGACAACCAGATAAACTGGTTATGGGTATGGGACACATGACTCGCGCCAATAGTGAAGATTGCCTGTTTGCAGTAAAGGGAAAACTACCTCCACGCATTAATGCATGGATCGTTCAGTCATTTACCGCACCGCGGCTTGAGCATTCAAGAAAACCAGATGTCGTTCGTGAAAAACTTGTGCAATTGTTAGGCGATGTTTCTCGCATTGAACTGTTCGCCCGCCAGACGTCTCATGGCTTCGATGTTTGGGGTAATCAGTGCGAAGACCCGGCAGTGCAACTACACCCTGGATACGCGTTGGATATTGGCGGATTAACAAATGCATTCAGCAATGCTCCGGTGTCACCAATAGACAACCAGGGGCGGGAGCGTGCAGCATGAACCTATATCAACGCATCAATGGCGCTGACTGGTGCAATATCTTCGTCGTCGGCGATCTGCATGGGTGCTACACGCTGCTGATGAACGAACTCGACAAAGTTTCATTCGACCCGGCGCGCGATTTACTTATTTCCGTTGGTGACCTTGTTGACCGCGGCGCTGAAAACGTCGAATGCCTGGATTTGATTACTATGCCGTGGTTCCGAGCTGTTCGTGGCAACCATGAGCAGATGATGCTGGATGCACTGGTCAACGGCGGAAGTTTCGGACATTGGATGTCAAACGGCGGTGGATGGTGGCACCAACTTGATTCTGAGCAGGATGTGCAACTCAAATACCTTCTGCCAAAGATTACCAACCTCCCGATGATTATCGAACTGGTTACCGGCAATAAGAAGGTCGTCATCTGTCACGCAGACTACCCGCACAACGAATACGCATTCGATAAGCCAGTACCAGAAGAAATGGTGATATGGAATCGTGAGCGGGTTAGCGACGCGCAGGACGGTATTGTCTCGGAGATAACCGGTGCCGATTTGTTCATCTTCGGTCATACGCCAGCACATCACCCACTGGTGTATGCAAACCAGATGTACATCGACACCGGCGCAGTGTTCTGCGGAAATCTGACGCTTACCAAAGTCCAGGAAGGATAGAATTATTTATTACTGTCTTCCATCCACCTCTCAAACTTCGACGGGGAGAACGGAATCAGATCCGTATGCTCCCCGTTAATCCAGGAATCAATCATATCGGCCCACTGCTGCAACATGTAGGCGCGCTGTCTGGCGTATTCCGCTTTGTTATATACGGCGCGCACACCTTTCTGCTCATGTGCCAGAGCCTTTTCAATCCAGTCTGAAGGATAACCAGCCTCATGCAACAACGTACTTGCTGTACGGCGCATATCGTGTACGGTGAAGTCCTGAATATGCTCACCATCTTCATTTATTATTTTCACCGTTCTGTCGATCAGAGAGTTCAGCGCGGCATTAGATAATGGCTTCCGGAAATTGTAACGACCAGGAACCAGATATTCACTTCCACCAGCGCACATCTGCAACCCAACCAATATATCCTGTGCCTGTTTAGGCAGGTAAATAACGTGCGCCCGGCTTCCCTTCATGCGGTCTGAAGGAATTGTCCATGTCCATTTTTTAAAATCTATTTCGTCCCACGTTGCATTAGTGAATTCGCCTTTACGAACCATAGTGATAAGCACCAGCTTTAAAGCCATTTTCATAGTGCCCATAGCACCAATGGCATCCAGCGTGCGGAAGAACAGGCCAATTTCTTCTGGTGTCAGTGTTCGCTCTCGTGGTTTAAATATGGCGATAGACGAAGGTTTAATGTCAGCCGCAGGATTAAACAAACCATGACCACGGTCATTGGCGTGACGGTATACGCTGCTGATGATCTCCCTGGCCTGTACTGCTGTTGCACGGCCACCGCGTTCGACAATCCGGTCACACAAATCACGAACCATCGATGTGGTAATTTCAGCCATCATTTTGTTGCCAAGAACCGGAAGTATGTCACGGTCGATCACCGACTGCTTCATTGCGCGGGTACTGTCAGCCAGGATGACGTGTTTCATATAACTGTCGGTATGTACCGCAAACGTCTCGGCACCACGAATCTTTTTGATACCGTCACGTTTAGCCGCAGCCGGCGACTGGCCTGCTTTAAGCAGCTTCTTTGCAGCAATCAGTTCTTCTCGCGCTTCTGCCAGACTGATACCGTCACGCCCATACTGCCCGATTACCAGTGTTTCGCGGCGACCGTTGATACGGTAGTCATAGCGAAACGAGACCGTTCCTGACGTAAGCACAGCTACATACAGCCCGTCACGATCGGAGACCTTGTACAGTTTGTCCTGCGGCTTGAGGTTTTTTAATTTTGTATCGGTAAGCAC